TGTTAGCCATTATTTTAAGCTTCTAAGATTAAGTAATCTTCGGTTTCAAGTACGGTTTCAAGTAATATATTATTTCCAGATTCAAATAACAAAGCTGTTGTAGGAAGTCCTGGAACTACGCTAGCTGGTTCTTGTTGTCCAGCAACTGTACTCATATAAGTACACTCTCTACAATGCTTTTGAGAAAATGCTACAAACGATTGCAGGTATGTCATATTTGGATCTACACCTGTTGAGTCTAGACATTCTAACCCAATCTTTCTCATAAGATTGATAGCTAGAGACATTTTCTGCTGCTCTATTGTAGAGCATTTTAAACCCCCAACTATTTTAGTATAGATGGGGATAGTGTCTTGTCCGATACATTCTTTTATATCGTCAAGAAAGTCTTTGTATTCCTGTGTATTTGTTACTTCTGGAATCATGATTAGCATCCGCAAGCACAAACCTCTTCACAGAGTTGTACAGCTTTTAAATATAACTTTTCAGCATTTGCAATATCTGCAGATGTTGGATTTGTTTTCTCTGCGAGATATGTTGCTCCTTGTAGTAATAAAGAAACTTTAGTAGCTCTTTCTAAATCTTCAGCGCATTTCCCACAGTTACAATCACAATTTAATCCTGATTCTGCGAGAGTGGCTATGCAACATTCTACGCTGCATGGGGCAATTGTATAAAATGTAGCGTATACAGTTGCAGTAGATGATAAACTACTTACATGCTCTACTTTGACTAATCCCTGCACATTTGCTGTAATATTAGCTGTAATGTACCAAGTGGGGCTACTTCCTGAAACCATTCCTCCTCCCCCTGTTGTAATAGCAGTATATCCCGCAGGAGTAGTAGTCCCATCCTCAATTCTGATATAATGACCAGATACTGGATTAGTAGTTGTTCTAATATTAACAGCTAATATAGAACAAGTCTCATTAACATTAATTCTCCTAGGATTGTCAGCTGTTGTAGACATGTTAATATTTTATATAAAAGTTATAATAAGGGGATAGCCCAATTACTATCCCCTTATTATATAAGATTAATTACCAGTTAAACTCTGCTGCAGTAGCAATGGTAAGGTTAAATGCATTATCGTAAGTTGCAGTTGAAGCATCTCCTACTACAGGAGCAGTAAAGTCAGCATCTGTAAAGTACAAAACAACCTGATTTAAAGTTCCTGCAGGAGCAATGCCCGTAGAAGTGGGCCAGTTGTGTTCGTATTCGATAGTGATTTTGTCATAAAATGCTCCTTTATTGCTATTAGCAGTAACATTAGTGTATGTAGGCATATTCTGCGGAAGGTACATACGGTTAAAGTTACCGTAACGGCTTCTGCACTTAATCTCATCACCTAATACCTGCCAAGCATTTCCAACACCTGGTACAAAACCTGTAGCAGTTACAATAAGAGCACTAGCTGCATCTGCAGTGTTGTTCCAAATGATCATATCAAATACAACACCAGCGTGTCTTGCGGTATATGTATCATCAGCTACAGTAGTTTGTGATACCTTAATTAAATCATTCAGTAATACGTGTGCTTCAACTGCATCATCTAATAATGCGCAGAACTCTGTTAAATCCGCAGAAGCATCAGTTTTTGGAAGCTCTACAGAAATAACTTTGTGATTAGTAGTATTAAAAGCACCCAATGGGAAAACTTTTTTATCCCCACTTAAATCGACAAGGTTAGTTCCATTCGCGTCGTAGAAACTAAGTTGATCTGTTGGAGTAGTTCTGAAGATAAACTTAACTGTATGCGAAGCATTGCTTGCAGGAGTTCCAGTTAAAACTTGTTTGTGGCCTGCAGAAATAACATAAGGATCATACTTAATACGCTTAATGTTAGCAGTATTGATAATCGGAGTAGCAATAGGATTTCCTCCAGTACCCTGAACAAACTGCAATCTCTTGTATAACCAAAGAGGATTTGCAACTGCAGTACCTGCTACTACCCCAGCAGTATCAGCTTCAGCAACTGTAGTAGCGTATAATTTAGTAGTCACATAAGCTGCCCCATTTAAATCCCAAACTCCAATTTCTGGAGTAACTGCGGCTCCATTGAAAGTGCTGCCACTTTCTAAGACATCGGTGTTAGATATAAACACCTGTGATAAATTCGTTCCCATTTTTAATTAATTTTTAGGGATTAAACAATAAAAAAATTATTCGACTTCTATGGTTTCCATAGATTGCGAGGTATACCGTTGGGATTCTATGCCCTCTAGTATGCTTTTTATAGTCATCTCTACAATTTCTTGATGAGTGTGTAGAGGTAACTCACATCCTACTCCTAAAGATAAACTCATTCTCTTTGGGATACGGATGTACTTAAGTCTTACATAATCTACTATAAATATCGTATCTGTATGAATATCAATGTAGTTTTCAGCTACAGTATATATTGGAGATGTGTATTTAGTAGTATTAAAAGGGTCCTCTAATATAACATAAATATCGTCTTGATGTATATACTTACAGACAATATTTTTTTCAGAAACTTCTGCATCTCTTTTAGATGTAGATGTCTGATATGCAAAGTTTTGTGATTGAATAGTTACAGTTGTATTAGATAGAGTTCCTGTAGGATCTGTCCAAGTAACTACAACTGCTCCTTGAGCACTTGATTCTAAATAAATATAGTTAGAATCTACTGGATTGTAAAGCTGAGTTGTATTAGTGTTTATTCCAGTATTCTCATTTCCAGCCCCGTCAGGAATACTTATATGCGGTATTAAATCTTGATATAAAGTTGCATTAAGTAAATCTTCAAGAGTAAGATATGGATCTTTGCTAATCACAGTTGTACCTCCAAAAGATATTGATTCTATCTGACATCCTCTACAGTTAGCTGGGGGAGCTACAGATACTTTATAATACGTTTTGGTTGTAGTATCAGTAGTAGTAGTTATCCCAGAGCAATCATATTTTATGCGAGCTAAAACACTCACTAAAAATAAATAGTCTGTAGGAAGTTTGACCCTGTCTATAAAGAACTCTTCAAACCCAATAGTCTCTCCTTTGTAATAAGCATCTAATTGAGACTCAACGACTAAATGTCGTAAGTCATCAATACGCTTTTGAGATTGCTCAAAACCTCTTTTATATCTATTACTAAGAGTTGAATAACGCTGCTTGATGAACCTGTCCATAGCGTTATTTAATTCAAAGTCAATTTCTTGGGGTAAGAAATTGTCCATTTGGAATGAAGCAATTTTCTGTACCCCAAGATTGACCGCTATGTGCATTTCATCAATTGTCATCAGACTTTGAGTTCTTTAAGTTGAGCACGCATTGCATTTACTTGCCCAGAGTTTTTCTTGTTATTTATGTAAATGATTGTGTCTGTGATGTTCTCCCCGATAACCTCGTCTCCGTAGATGACTTGGTTCCCAATAGTTCTGAACACCCCATACTCAATCATTTCTTCAATTTCAGCTCTTGCATCTAAGTCCTTATCAATTGCAAACTTCAAGAATCTTTCAGGTTGAGAATTCTTCAAATCATACAATTGATTTTCTACTTCCATATCTGTCAGAGAATCTGGGCGAGAGTCTTTAGACAATACTCTCATAAGTCTACGCATCTTAGCGTAATCTTTTTCGAGTTTTCTAATTCCACTCCTTCGAATGGAACTTTTAAACTCATACTAGCCCAGAATTCTTTTTCTTTTCTAGGCCAGTCTTGGTGTCCGGGCGGTACGTCTAGTACTTTGGATAAAAGCTTGTGGGCTTCTTCTCCTTCGAGTCCTTTAAGGGGCTGTCGTCCTATATAAATAGAACCAATTTTGATTTTTGCCCCAGCTCTAATCTCTTTGGGAAGATGATTGAGGACTTCTTTGCGTCTGATAATAACTTTTCGCATGGTTTTAAAATGTTCTTTTAAGGTTTAAGAATAACTTCAGTCTTTATGAGGAAAAAATGGGGAACCCGCCCGTTAGCGGGCTCCCCTCTGCAAACCAAACACAAATTACGATGCTACACACTGAAGATCAAGGCTAGTATCGAATCTGCGAAGCAGGATACCAGCGGTCTTCAACATGTGTACAGACGCACCGTCTATATCAGATGCTCTCGTATCGGTACCAGCAAAGCCTTTCGGAACAACCGAACCAGCAACTGCCCAACGGAGCATTTCACGACCCTTCTTGTTAATCATCTGGAGGTTGTTTTCTCCATCGTAAGAAGACTGGTCAACAAACACCATTCTGTAAGATTCCAACGGCAAACCAGACTCAGGGTGCTTCTTAGAAGCTTGAGCAACCGGACCGTGGTCAAACAACGGAACTTTAACAACATTCACACGGTGACCGTCGATGTGGTCATACGAGGTGAAGTAACCCGTGATACCGAGGTTACGACCGCTACCAGTGATGAACGTCGGTTGAGTCGTTTGTAAGTAGCTATTAGAAGCTGTTAAACCTCCAGTAGCATAGTAGTTACGCATAGCCTTATCGAACTCACGAGCACCACCGATACCAGTGTACAAGGTAACTTGCTTATCCGTAGCATCTGTCATACCGTAGAACAAATCATAGGTTTTAGCACCATACCAGTAGTACATTTCACACTCTTCCTTAAACTTAAGCATGTGGCGGTACTCTTCGTAATCCATCCACAACTTAGTCGTTTGACCATCCTTCATCGGGAGGGTGAATTGTGCAACATAATCTTTAGCATTACCAGCGAAGTGGTAAGACTTACGAACCGTACCGATTTTGCTTCTGACCAAGCCCGGTGCAGTCCAGTTAGATGCATTACCGCGAGAGAAGTCAACACCTACGTTAGCGTAGAGCATACCCCACAATGCACCTACCGCTAAATCTTTATTACCCTCACTTGCAGAAAGAGCACCCGCATCGGGAGAGACAAGCTTCAAAGTGTACTTGTACCCAGCTCCGTCAGGAACAGGTTGCTCCATAATACGAGCTAATACCCCAGATTGAGAAACCAAGGTGTACGGGAAAATGAACCACTTGTCCGGGAAAGTGACGGTGAACATTGATCCACCTGCACCTGTGCCAGTAGCTGCGACAACAGGACGAACATTAACTTCGTGCGTCTTCACACGGTACTCATACTCGAAACGATCAATCGACTTGGTGTTCCCAACACCCTCAGTCAAGAAAGACAAGGGGAATTTCTTCTCCTCTCTACCTGCAAGGTGGGTGATAATTGGGGACAGCTCTTCGGGTTTCTCCATCAATGCGTTCACCAAAGAGTTGGTGTCCGTCATCTGCTGATCGTTATAGTAAGTTTTAAGAACTTGCATTAAAGCCATGATTGTAAATTTTTAAAGGTTAGTTTTTTTGTTTATTGAAATAATGCCCCAAGATCTAAATTATCAGAATTGAACTCTTTGTTTTTGCGAGAGTATTTCCCTGCGCTTTTAGCTTTCTGTTCGTTGCTGACAATACGATCTCTAAGGCTCTGTACACTCTTAGTCCTAGCTTTAGTCTCAATTACATCTTTAAGATTAAAGCCATTAAATAACAAATAATCGATAGCAATCTTAGTTTGTAATTCTGCTTTCTGATAATCCATATCTCTCTTAGTTTCCCCATTAGGGCCTACAGGCATAGAGATGTAATTAAAGAATTCTGACTTCTTACGGTCAGGGATTCTAACTCCTGCAAAATCATTCTCAGACTCAATCACTCCAGCTACTTCATTCCAGAACTCTTGAACTTCTTCTTCTCTCTGCTGTCTTTCTCTCTTCTGCTCTTCAACTAGTTGACGTCTGTATTCTTTCTGAGTCTCAGCTAATGACTTCTGAGCTCTCATTGCTTTATCATACAGCTTTCCTGTTTCCTCAAAATCATTGATACTTTCCATTGCAAAATCATCATCATGACCTTTTGCTTTAAAGTATTGAAACAGGATAGCTTTCTGAGCTCTATTATCGTCTCTTGTCAACTCATAGTCTGACAAGTCATTGTTAGGATTGAAAGCTTCAAAGAATCTCTTAGGGTCACCACCCGCAAGCACATAGTCTAAGTGTTGCTGTACTTCCGGGAATTGAGTGAATAACTGCTGGAGTTGATCTTCTGCTATATTCTGTGCAACATCTTTTACAAAGTTGGTTAGTCCTTCTGTAGTATCATCATACTCATTCTCTAACTCATACCCAAGGGTATTTGCAATTTCAAAGATGATAGATTCTTGAGAATCTTCATTATCATTATCATCTTCTACTTCCTCATCATCTTGAGGGTCTGCTAACGGATCATCCTCGTCATAGTCACGAGGTTCAGTATCTATTTCTTCTCCCTCCTCTTCCTCTTCAACGTCATCTTCAATTTCTTCTTCAACTTCAGTTTCTTCTACTGCTTCAAGTCCATCTCCAAGCATGTCATCTAAAGACAGTGCATCTAAATCGACTTGAGGTTGAGATTTGGTTTTGGTTGTTCTGCTCATGATACAAAAATATTTTTATTTGGTTTAATTTGCAACATATATTTAGTTTTTCTAAATACCTTTATAATATCCCACTTTCCCTTATTTCTTTGGGGATTTAGCCTTAATCTTTTTCTCTTGTTTTAGCATTGCAGCTGTAGGTTTCTTTCCAGAACCTTTATTAGCTC